GATTGGCCTGCACCGTCTGCATCGCCTCGCGCACGTCGTTTCCTTCCCACTCGATGATGGTCTTGCGCATGTCGGCCACATCGTTTGGGTTTACGCCGCTCCCTTTGCGGATAAAGTGACGCTGTACGCTGCTTTCGCGGGCGTTGTCGTCGATATATTTAATCAGTCGGTCAATGGCCGTCTGCGTATCCCTGTAATCGTGCACCAGCCCCGTGCCGAACGGCTTGCGCCACACTGTCCGGTATTTGTAAAGCACAAACGGGTATTCTCCGTGCGCATATACGCCGTCCGGATAGTCGTTCTCCTTGGCGCCGCCATATGCAAGCTCTGTGCTGTACAACAGCGCTCCGCCCGCCAGCTGAGCCATATGCACCCTGTTTCTCCGCGTCTGCGCGTCGTATCGGCGATACCAGAACTCGATGAGCGTTGTCTTTTCGTCGCCGTCCGTGATGTGCTGCGCGTCGATCTCCTGCGCATCCTCTGCGTGATCTCCATGCACATACCCTCGCGCATGCGGGTAATGTTCTTCCACCCATGCTACGCTGGTATGGGTCACCTTGAAGCACGCGCGCCCATCCTGAATGTTTTCCTGCGTCGGATCGGGGTAAAAGTCTTCCGGGTGCCACGCCTGCACGGAAACCATGCCGTTTCCGTCGTCCGCGTCGTCGTCCCAGAACACCTGCGCAATGCCCGTTCCCGTCACCGCTGCATCCTCCATGATGATCTGGTACACGTCCGGCCACGCAGACTGATAGAGTACAAAGCTCACCACGTCGCTCATTTCGTCGGCGCTGTTAGCCGTGGCTTCTCGTTCCGGCAGCATCAGCGCTTCCGGCATGTTGTCGATCTGATCGGCGATCACGTTGTCGATACACGAGTTCAGCGCATTGCTCGGCGGCGCGGTCATGCTCCGCTCTCTCTGGCTGAGCTGGCGCATTTCCCGTGCATCCCGCATTTCGTCATGCGCTTCCCGCAGCTCGTTGACAAACTCTCTGAACAGCGAGTAGGCGCGCCTGGTAAGCGCCTTCTGCTGCTCTGTGAGCGGCTGATCGCCTGCCGCAAGCCTCTGCTCCATGCGGATATCTCCCGGCGGAGAATCCCTCTTCCTTTTCCACATGTTTCCTCCTTCATCAGTCAAGCGGATTCCATGCCGGTTTCTGTTTGGCCGGAACAATGAGCTTTGGCGCAAGCGGACGGCTCATCAGGAAATACCGCGTTTCGTCGTAGATATGGTCTTCGCCCGCCGTGTCGATATCCTCAACCTTATGGTCGTCGTAACACAGCGTCGGAATCGTGCGAATGAAATCTTTGCAAGTGTTGAATACATACATCATCGGCCTGCCGTCTTCGCCAAAACGAAACCGTTCATGCAGCTGCATCTTGCCCGCCATGCGCGTGTTGTCGCCCTTGCGGAAGATCACGCCGGAAAACGTCCGCCGCATCAGTTCCTCCACGCTCTGTCCCCGGCTCTCATCCCAGATCGCCGGATCCGCAATGCCCGTGATGTGAATGCCTTCTCTGAACTCCGGTTCAAGCCACTCTGCCATACGGTTTGCAATCTCTGTCGGGGAAATCATCAGGCCGACGTTTGCCTCGCCCGGCTTGCATCCGTACAGCTCCTTGTAGCGATACACCCGCCCATCCGGGTCAACCGCCCATGCGCCCAGCGAAAACGGCCTTGAAAAGCCGTGGTCAAAGCTGACGTACCGCGTCCAGTTAAGCGGAATGTCAAACGGCTCGATGACGTGCGTATGCACACCGTCCATGTAGTGCGCCGGGTCGTTGGTGAACTCCGGGAACGCCTGTCCCTCGAAAGCTTCCCACTTGCCATAAAGGAGCGCATCGCGCAGTTTGGCGGGCTTGTTTTGCAGCTCAACGATATACATCTCATCGATATGCGGGTTGTCATACACAGTCGCCGGAATATATTCGCAAATCGATTTCTTGGTTTTCATCTTGCCGTCTTTGCCCATGATTTCCGTGTCTTTGACAACTGTGTGCTGTCCAACGTCCGTTGAGTCAACAAACCGCGCTTTTACCCAGCCGTGTCCCGGCCCGCCGGGGTTGCTGGCGCACCGCACGCAGGGCTTCACCTTTAAATTTACGGGCGCGCGCACGCGCGTCTTGATGTAGTTGTACATGCCTTCGGAAAAATGCGTCAGCTCGTCGAAGTACAACCACTGAATCTGTGAGCCTTGATACTTGAGCGTGTCGCCCTCGTCGCTCAGATGGCAAAACCGCGCCACGCTTCCGTTGACAAACTGAATCTCATGATTGCCTGCGTAGTACTTGCCCAGCTCTTCCGGCACAATCGACCGCATGGTTTTGATGAGCGTCTGCTCCAATTCCGGGAAAGTGCGTCTGAACAGATATGCGCTCGTACCCGGATATTTCAGGCAGCGAATGAACGCGTCCCAGCAGATGGCGTAGCTCTTGCCGCCGCCCGCCGCGCCTCCATACAGAACCTCGTTGCTTCTGCTCGCGTGAAACGCTTTCTGTTTGGGCGTGGGCCGATAGTCAAACACAATCTGGCTCATTCATCCTTGTCCTCTGGCATGTTCACTTCAAACCCGCCGCCCGCAAACGAAATGCTGATATCCTGCTTGTCCTCCTTCGGCGCTTTGATTCCCGCCCGGTCAAGCACATCCCGGCTCGCGTTCTGCCACAGGTACTGATACGCAGGTTCGTATTCCGTGTTGAGAATGTCTTCGTTGCGATCCAGTGCCTTTTCCGCCTGTTCAAGGATTCTTAGTTGAGCCGTGGCAAGCCGCGCCTCCCGCAGCTCCTTCATCCTGTCTGCAAACTCTGCCCTGTGCAGCGCGTTGTAAATCGCTGTTCGGCTGACGCCGTACGCTTCCGCAAGCTCCGTGACCGATTCGCCTTCATCCACATAGCGTCGCACGACCTCGATGCACTGCTCGTCTGTGATCTTCTGACAATTCGGCGGCGTTCTCGCCTTTTTCTTAGCCATTCCAAAGCCTCCTTTTTTCTACCGTTCCCTTGGATATAAAAAAATTCTGAAACATTGCTCTGTCTCAGAATTTTTTTCAGATGTTTTTGATTCGTTTCTGATTCTGCTTTCTGGTTTGCCCCGGTGGGGACACGCCCGCAGGGCGGGGAGGCATATGAAATCGCGTAAAGCCCCGCGCGCAGGTGGTCAATTCGGGGTAGGGGGTGGCCTTTTCCGAAATCTGGTTTCAAAATCCGATCCCCTCACGTGCGCACGCAAACGCAGAGAGGAAAACACCCCTCGCCGCCCCATTGTGGGCTACAATCCCGCAATCTCTCGGCCTGCAATCTCAACAATATATAGGTTTCGCGGCTCTATTGCGCTCTCCGCGTCATAATCTGCGGCATAATCTCCCGCAATGCGTCCCGCGTCTCAGTGCTCAGCCTCATTATATGCGCGTCCCGCGTCAGCATGCGCGCCCCGCGTCGCCGTAGGTGCGCAGCGTGTGCGCCCCCCAGCCCCCGCGCAGATCGCCGAGCGGTGAAGCCTCCGCGCGTCGCGTCGTCCTCCTGCCTGCTGGTCTCCGCCTGAGCGCGTCGCGTGTCGCCGTCTTGCCCAAAAATCGTCGGAATAATAGGAAGCGACCGCACAGCGTCCCGCCGTACAGCCGCCCAGGGGTCAAACGTCCGTATAATCGCCCGTCGGACGCGGGCGACGAAGTCCGCGACCTCGTCCCCGTCGTCGAGGACGATTATACAATATCATATTGTCAAGCATGCCACAAGGTGTCACACCCTGACAGACCCTGACAGACTTGCGCAAGGGGAGCAGATCGAAGCGAACAAAAAGCCCCAGCGAGCGTCTGCCCGTCGGGGTTGTCTCATCTTATGGGGTTGCGTCTCCGGCAGTTGTGGCCGCTGGAGGCGTGAAACCGTCGCGCTGCATGCGGTCAAAGCAAGCTTGTATGACGTACGCTTGCACGGATTGCCCAGCAGCAGCGGCAGCCGTGCGAATCGCGCCGCCCTTGTCCTTGGGTGGGCGAATCATGATGTTATCCTGCCCTTGCTGGTACTTGCGAACAGCTCTTTTTTGAGCGTCTGTGGCTCTGCCCATGTCATCACCTCCACGCGGACATAATACCACAACGGCAAATCTATGTCAACTCATGCAATATGCACAAAAAGCAGCAGTATATGTTAACTCATATTTGTTTAATATTCCGGTATTGCCTTTTTATGTGAGTTAACATATACTATGACCATCACGAGGGGCAAGCGCCCTGGACACCACACAACAGACCGCCGCCGACAGGCGGCAGAAAGGAACGATATTATGACTACTACTACCACCACCCGCAAGCCCGCCAACCTCAACCGCATCATCAAGAGCGTAGAGAGCCGCGGCGAATACATGACCCGCCGCTACTACTACACCAACCGCGACATGTGCGACCGCCGGGAGATTGTCCGCATCGAGCGCGACGCCCTCGGCACCACCCGCACGCTTGACCGTGACAGCTGGCAGATCGTCGCCGTCATCCGGTAACGAGCCGAAACGCCCTTCCGGGCGTCCGCATGGGATTGCCTCCATGCGCTGATGATGGCAGGCTAAGACAACCGCGACAGCCTCCCAACCGAGGGGAAAGGAAAATAACTATGAAGACTTATGATAGCATCCGCGAAGAAATAAAAACCCGCAAAGGCCGTAGCGCGTGGGATCGCGGCGTGACGAAGTACGCGCTTGAGCTGGTGGATCAGCTGGAGACTTACGCCTCTTATGAGGGGCGCGATCCGCAGACGATGGGCGAATGCCGGGCGTGGATGCTCAACGGCGCGAAAGACTGGGCGGCGTACAGCTGGGGCGGCTCATCCTTGATCTATAACAAGGACATCGCCGCGCGTCTCTGCTCCCCGTCCGAGCTTGCGAAGACCCGCAACGGCGAACGCAGACCAAACAGCCGCGAAGAGTGGCTTAACGTACAAGCCCGTGCGCTCTATCAGGCTTGCGACCGCGTGACCCGTATATATGCGCAGGCGCAGACCGCAGAGGCGTGAACCGCGCCCGAGGTTTTCAGAGCGCCCGACCTGCGGACGCTCTACAAAGCCCCGGAAAGAGGCTAAAATAAGGAGGATAAAACCATGAAAGATTATTACAAAATCCCCGTGCACGTCAAAGGCTGCCGCACCGAGTACGGAAGCGGAAAGCATCGTTTAATCATTGACGCTTGCCAGCTCTCGCCCGATCTCTACGAGGTCATCGCCATGAGGCCAACCGGGGCAGAAATCGAGCTGAACCGTTTCGCGACCGAAGCCGAAGCGCGCGCCGATTATGCGCGCATGGTTGAGCAATACAGATCTTGGTGAGGTTTTCCACCCTGCCCGGCTCAGGCTGGACAGGGAAGAAAGCCCCGGCAACGGGTAAGCAAGGAGGCAAAAAATGTTTTGGTTTCTCTTTTCCGTGATCGCCGCCTGTGATTATATGCGCGATGTTCGCGGCTCGGTGGAAACGCTTTTGCTCTACGCCAATCAACATTGATGTTGTTATCCCGTTGGGATGATGATATAATACTTGTATAGCCCCCCAGCAGGGGCGGAAAGGACAAAACCATGAAGAAGCTTAGAATGAAAGATGTCATCACCCGCGAAGGGTATGAGTGCCTGACCGCCGAGGAGCGCCATGCGCAGCTCAAGGTTGAGCAAGCCAAGGAGATCAGCGGCCTGCGTCGCTACCCCAGCACTTGCAGCGCCGTGCTCGACCGCATCCCTGCCGAGTGGTGGAGCAAGTACAGCGCCGAGCACATCGGCGAGGTGATGCAGCTGCTCAAGGCCGCCTATGATGACGGGCGGCAGTACCCGGATCGCGACGAGTGGCAGCGGCGCGAGGATTAAAAAAATAAAAGCAGGAGATTTCTCTCCTGCTTCCCCTTTGTTTAGTAGCTTTGCTATTAAACAGGCTAATATTTCAACCCCACACGGAAGCGTTGCTTCCGAGACGACTGTATTATACAGTAATCAATGCGGATTTGTCAAGGAGAAAAAAACCATGAAGTACTACATAGAGATCACCGTGCGCCGTGAAGACCCCCTGACGCACTACACAAGCGAGGATTTTATCGACCTCAGTTGCCCATGGGTGGATATCGACCCCGCGCTCATGTCTGACGATTGGGCGAAAGCCCGCCTCATCAGCGAGTATTGGTCAGACTTTGACCCTGCAACACCCGCCCCGCGTATGTGGTGGGAAACCGACAGCGGGCGCAGCGAGAACAACGATTATTATACATTGGTCGTATATACGGCTACTGATGACGGCGAGCCGGATTTTGACAACATGGTTGCAGGCGCGTCTATGGATGCTTGGGGCATCTGGGAAGAAAAAAAGAAAGCGCCAACAAATAAAATCTCCGAATAAAAAAAGAGCGGGAGAAAAATTCTCTCGCTCTTTTTTGCTCACTAGCAAAGCTATCGAACAATACAATATTTCAATCCCACACGGAAGCATTGCTTCCGAGACAGTTTGATTATACACCATCTGTATACGGCTGTCAACAAAAAAACGAGAGGAAAATTTTCCCCTCGTTTTTTGTCTTCCGACGGATGTCGGTTGAACAATTTAATGTTTCAATCCCTCATGGAGGTTAGTTTCCTCCAAGACATCTTCATTATACGCTGCATTTTCTCGGATGTCAACCCTTTATTCGCCAAAAAGCCCGGCTTTTAGCCGGGTTTCTTTTGGCTGTTCGCCGCTCGGATGATCTCCGATTTGTATCTCCGCGCGGTTCTTTCGGTCACGTTCGCTTCCCTCCACGCTGCTTTCAGCGGCATATCGTCGATATAATACAACTTGAGAAACGCCCGCATGCCCTTGATATAGTCCCCCTGTTGAGGCTGGTACATGATGATCCTGTCCAGCGCCCGCAGCGCTTTCTGCTGAGCGCGCAGAAAAGCCGCATGCTTTTCATGCAGCTTTTCTTCCGCGTTTTGCTCTTTGATGATCTCGCTGTCCAGCCCCCGCGCCGCGCCGTGCTGTCTGGGCATCCCGTCCATGTCGGCGCGTCTGGCGTTGCGATTGTCGTATCGCTCGCGCTCTGTCCGATACTCATAAGCCGCAAACCAGCAGTCAATCAACGCTTTCGCGTCCTTTTTGTCGGCTCGCATTGCGCCGCCTCCTTTGCGTTTCGCCTCTTGTCCAGCCATGTGACGCCGACCGCCATAGCCTGCCACATGTCCCCGGCAAAGCCGTAAAATACGTCCGGTTCTTTTTTTGTTCCCTTCCCCGTGGCCGTGTCGTAGCGGGCAAACCGCTGGATCAGCGATGCGCGAATCTGTCCGTCTGCGTGGGCAGGCGTGCCCGGCGGCAGAGGCGGAAGCCCGTTTTTCTTCGTCGGGATGAGCGCCGACCGCTCGTCCCGGCGGAATATCCAGTCCACCCCAAGCCCCCGCAGCGCCGCTTGTCGCCCAAATTGTCCCATCCACTTGATCGTCTGAATGGTGCTCGCTCCCATCACCGCGCCCGCCGCGCTCCTGTCCCCGCTGGTGTATCTCGGCTCCATGTCCTCGATCACAACTACATCCACCCCCGGCGCGTCGGCAATGATGGCAATCATGGTTTCGTTGTCCACCTTGTCCGCGCTCAAAATCCGGTAGTTTTCGTCCAGCATCACATACGCGCTTTGCGTCGTGCCCGGATCAATGGCAAGTAGTTTCACTTTTTCCTCCTTTTCTGCTGGTTTAGCCACCACTGCTGGCGGCTTTTGTTTGTCATCCGCTCGAAGAAAAAATCCTGCCGATTCTGCCGCACTCTTTCGTGTTGTTCCGCATACGCCTTGTATCTCTCGCATCCCGCGTGGCAGCCGACCTCGCGGCTCACGCAGTCGCGGCATGGCGCGTCATTCATGGCTATCACCTGCCCATGGTGTTCCCCGCCTTTCCGCTTCCGTCGGCTTGCGCAGCCAGCAGCGCCAGTTTTTACCGTATGTATCGGAGATATCATGCCTCAAATCAACATTTCCATTGCCAGCATACATAAAGCCCTTTTCTACAAACGCTGGTTCTCCTTCGTAATCAAATCTGTTTTCGTTCCATAGAAAACCAGTATAGACTTCCAGTTCTTCCAGCGTCAGCACGCGGTTCTTCGGCTCGGCGCGGCGCATCGCCGCAGCTTGCAGCCGTTCTATAATTTTTTCATTCGACGTGCCGCCGGAAAACTCTATGCGCGGCGATGTGCTCTCACACGTCATGCACTTATACTGCGCAGATAAAAGCCCCCAATCGGGTGTAGTCAGAGAGACGCGGATCTTCATCCTGTCTCCGCAATATGGGCATTTAGGCGTTTCACTCATCGCTCTTTTCCTCTCTTTCCGCCTCAAGCTGCTTGATATAGGCGAGCACGTCAGCATTCAGCGCGGACATACATCCCGTCTCGCTCTCGCAATACGGGCAATCCGTGCATCTCTCGCACAAAATGCACAAACTCACGGCTTTCTTGATCTCTTCAGGCGTTTTCATCGTTCTTCCTCCCGTTTCCAGCATCCATCGCCCAGATTTAAGTTGCAAAACCATTTTCACAAGCTCATCATTTGTCACATTTTCCTTGCCAAATAAGGATTTTTTAAGTTGACGGCAAGTTTCAATCGCCGAAATCGCCGTTCGTTGCTGCTCAATTTGCTCGTCATAAATGGCGGTTCTCTTGGCGTTCATCGGGTTTGCCCGGTATCTAGTAAGAGAGCCAATGTTCTCATTTAGCCATTCAAGCATACGCTCCTCGGTGGTGCTCATCGCTTTCCCTCCTGCGTCGAAACTTCCATCGCGTCCTCATGCTGCCGTAACCTGTCGCGTAGATGCCCATATCCGCTGAGCGCCGCGTATACCGTTGCAACAGGGCAGTTATCAAAGACACAATCAACGAGAAACTCGTCCTTTTCCTCGTCAGTCATGGCCTGGTCTGCAAATACTGAACATCCAAACTCCGGACAAAGCTTTTTGAAGCAGAAATCCGTAATAGGCATACCATCCGTGCCATCTTCGCTGTAACGGATGTAGCTCCACCCATCTTTTCCATAGATCAGATTCAGCATCGTTTCAAAATTGCCCTGTGGGTTATCCGTCACCATCTTCGGTAGTTCAAAAACGGATTTTTCCGGCATTTCATTCACGGTCTTTGTCCTCCCAATCCATTTCAACCCGCAGTCCCGCGTCATAGGTCGCATGAGCTTCGGCGCGGCCATTCAGATATTGCAAAAACGCTTTCGTTTCCGCCGAATCACGGATATCCGCCATCATGTCTTCGTCCCAGTCCTCGTATTGCTCGGCGGATTCCATCATGCTTTCCACCATGTCCCGGATATCGTCCTCCCGGAAATGTGCGACGTTCTTCTCTGCCAAATAAACCACAATTCCGTGCCTGTCTATCTCGCCGTTCTGAATCGCCGCCAGCAGGTCGTCCTTGTCCATCACCTCCGGCGTACAGCCCAGCGTGTACGCGCACTCGCCGCCCGTGTAGACCATCAGCTCTCGGTCGTCGTTCAGCTCGCTGAATTTCGGTTGCTTCACGCCCTCCATCGCCTTGTTAATCACTTCGGATAGCGCTTCCGCGTATTCTTTCAGGTCAACATTTCCGTATTCGTCACTCATGGCTTTCTCCTTAACTTGCTCAGCTTTTAACTATCTGTCTTTTCCGTGGCATGATTTAAAAAATAGCTGCATTTTTTAAGTTGCTGGTAACTTTCAGCCGTCCGTTTTTTTCTCCGTTTCTGCGGCAATGCGCTTTTGAATTTCAAGCTCTACGCACCGCTCGTGAAAATCCTTGGGCACAACGTCCTTTGACAGCTTTTCCAGCATGTCGGCGGCTTGTCGCTTTAAGATACTTCCGCAGCCAGAAAGCTCATAAAGCGCGCAACCGCGGCAGCTAAATCTATCGCAGAGCCTCAGCGTCTTTGCTAGCTCTTTCGCGCTCAACTGCGGAATTTCGGGCTGCTTTTCGGTATATTCGGCGTATTTGCACACCTCCGGGTGTTCGCTCGTAGGGCATACATCGCCGCAATATGGACACTCGCCATTGGTGCAGACGCCTTCAAAATCGGCGTACCATTTACATTTCATTTCCCGTGCCTCCACTCTCTCCCTCGGTTAATCTCCATCTTCTCCCGCACCGCCTTATCAATAAGCGCCTCCCGGCTAATGCAATCACTCATTTCAATTCCTCCAAACTAATCTGCCCATCAATGGGCGTATTGTCGGCCTCTTTCCGCTTCCGTTCCGGGACGACTTCTCGCACAAGGGGCTTGCGGCTTATTGCCCGATTGAATGCCCCACAAGCCATCCATCGGCCCGCCCAGTCCGTCGCTTCACTATGGGTAAGCCCGTACACTTTGCATTTGCAAAGCCTTTTATCGTGATACTTGCCCTTTATAAAGTTGCTACACTCCCGGCACGTATGCCCATCCAAAACGCCAAAAAAACGGTGCATCAGATCAAGTTTACGTAAAGCCATTACTGTTCCTCCGCATAGCACCAGCTCTGGGGCGGGCGTTTGATTATCCGGCCATCACATTCCATTTTGGTGTAGTTGTAATGGGGGCAGGCACAGCAATCGGAATCGACTCTACATAGCCCCTTGAATTCGCTCAGCTGTTTCGGGTTATCGTAGATTTTCAGGTTGGAAATGTGCCAAGCGTACCCATCCTTACCGCCCAGGTATTTTTCAATTTGGGGCGTTGTTAGGCAGCTTTTGGAAAAGTCAAAGGAATCATCTATCGTGTGCCCGTTTTTCATCGCGGCTAGCCGAATCCCAGGCAACCCGGAAAAACCGATGTGAGTTAGCCATGTGATCTTGTCACACACAAACTCCCCAACAACTTTTCCGTGTTTTCCCCACATTCCCATTGCAACGCCGCTATTTGTGCAGTAGATATAGCACTTAAACGGCGTTTCCATATTGGGACGGTTCTTTCTGACTTCTAGTGTCTTTTCTCCGGCCAGAATCTTTTCCACCCACTCCGGCCGGATGCTGATAAGTACCGCTTTAGCCATGTTCTTTCCCTTCCATCAAAACGGCAGTTCCTCGTCGTCCACCTGCGTGAACCCGCCAAAATCATTGTGCGGTTGCGGCGCATAGGCCGTCCCGCTGTCTTTGCTCGCCGCCGTCGTGTATGCCCCCGGCGCGCTCTGTGTGCTGCTCTGCTGGTTCTGCGGCGCCAGAAACTCCACCTCGTCGGCGACGATATCCCACGCCGTCCGCTTGCTCCCGTCCTTCGCCTCGTAGGTTCGGGTCTGGATGCTTCCCGTCACGGCAACCTTGCGCCCTTTGGCAAGATACTTGCCGCACAGCTCGGCCAACTGCCGCCACGCGATGACGTTCAGAAAATCCGTTTCCTGTTCGCCGTTCTCTTTCTTAAACCGCCGATTCACAGCGACGGTAAAATTACAAACCGAGATGCCGCTCTGCGTCGCCCTCACTTCGGGGTCGCGTACCAGATTGCCGATCAAAAAAACCTTGTTCATGCTCGTCTCTTCCTTTCCTCGCTTGCTCTTCTCATTCTTTCGATCATCTGCGCAACGTTTTCTTTCTCCTGCGCGCTGGCGGGCTGTCTCACCGCCTCTTTCCTGTGCGTCTTGAGCCGCGCTTTCTCTTCTTCGCGCCGCCGTTTGGCTTCCAGCGCCTTTTCCTCCCTCGCCGCCGCTCTGCGTTCCATCTCTGCGCGGCGCACTTTGCGCGCCTCTTCTATCGGCTTCTGCGCCACGCGGAAACAGGTATAGCTGCAATACCAGTTAAACGCCGTCCCCGTGTGCGGTTTGTCGATCTTGTAAGCGTATTTCCGGCTGGCGATGCAAAAGGTCTTTCCGCAGGTCTTGCATACCTTCGGCGGAATCGTTGTAAAAGTCTCCGTCCCGATCATGTTTCTTCCTGTCAGCATGGCGTTATAGCCTCCTGCACAGGCGGAATTTTCCTTTCCGGTCTTTCCGGTGCATATTTATTCAAAAAATAGAGCTGCCCCTTTGGCGTGATGACGGTCGTCGTGCTGAGGAACGTTTTTTCGGCGCTTCCAATCGTCCGCTCGATCACCCGCATCAATCCCATGTCAACGCTCTTCTGCGTCGGCGCGTTCTGGTCTTTGGCGTTGGCCTTAATCACCCAGCCGTCGCGCCGCAGAATCTCATACAATCTCCGTTCTCCGACATCGTATCCCCGCTGATTCATCAGTCGAGCCAGCTGACGCACGAGAATGTCCCCTTCCGCTTTCTGCACCGTCTCCGCAAACAGCACCTTCGGCGCGTCTGCCTTGATCTTTTCGTTCGCCGCTTCAAGCTGCTTGTTCCGCTCGGCAATCTTCCGCTGCGCAACCATCAGCGCGTTTGCCAGCAGCTGGTCGTCGTCCATCGTTTCCTGTCCGGCGATATACCCGCCCGTCTTGCGAATGGCCGGGATGACTTCATGGGTAATCCAGCGCTTGAAGGCTTTGGCTTCGGGCTTGCGGCTGCTGAGAACCAAACTGTAAAGCCCCGGCTCGTTGATGATGGTCATTTTTTGTTCGCCGCCAAGGGTGCGGATTAAAACCGCATCCTTTTCGTCATCATCAAGCCGCGTCGTTGCCGTCCTGCTGTCGCCAATTCCCAGCGCCCTACACACATCCGCCGCAACAAACCACGGCTCGCCCTCCAGCGTCACGGCGCGCACCGCGCCGAACTCGTCCTTGCGAAAAATCGTTACGTTGTCCATTATCCTTTCACTCCTCATCAAAATTGACCACATTGCTCTTAAAATACTTGTGCCGCTCTTCTTTGCTCATCCCGCGCAGTTTCGCGGCGTATTCGTCCATTTCGTCCAACCCGGCTTCCAGATTCAGCGCGGTTTGTCCGGCGGCGATCATCTGCCTGTCGCGCTCAATCCGCGCCCGAACGTCGCCCGGCATGCGCCGAATGGTTCTGTGCTGTTCCGCCCGCGCGGCGTAACTCCGCTGAAAGTTGCTTGCAAGCACGCTTTCGCTCACGCCGTCGTCGCTGATTGCCCAATCGTGAAGCTGGCTCGGCGAGCCGACAACCTCCCGCACCACTTCCGGCAGCTCGGCAAACCGCTCTGCGCTGTGATACGCGCTGTCCTTCATGGCTTTTTTGACCAGCCCCCATGCACTTTGCGGTGTCAGCTCAAACCCGTTCACGGCCTGATTGATCGTGTCCAGCTTTTCCCGGATCTGCCCAATGCTTGGCGGGAATCCTTTGGTGTCGTTGGCGATAAAAGCCTTCACCGCGTCGTTGACAAGGCTTGCGTCGTCGTCGGCGAAGAAGCCCAGCCACGCGTTGGTTGTCGCCTTGACGTCGTTTGCGCTCATTTTGGCGTAAAACTGTGGGTAGATCGCGCTGATGATCGCCAAAACGTCGCTCATCTCCCGAAAGGTCATTCGCATTCATCCCCTCTCAGTCCAAGCGATTGCAGCGCGAAGGGGTTGTTTGTCAGCGCTTGCGGCGATTCTCTCGCCGTATTCTCAGGCGGCTTGTCCCTCCAGCTGTACCCCGCCGCCTTTTCCCTGCGCAGAATACCGCCGACGTATCGCCAGTTCCGGCTTTTTTCCGGCGCGCCTTGCAGCTTCCCGATGGCTTTGAGCAGATTGTCCGCCCCGTGTTCCGCGCGCAGGCTGTCCATGCAATCCTGATCGGCCAGCGTAGAGGCAGGCAGCCCGACACGCCGAGCCGCCGTTTCCACCTCTGCCCGTTCCTGCCGGATCTCCCGCAGTTCGTCGTCCGTCAGGTCAAAGGGGGTTTGGGGGTTACTACTATCGTACTCACTCTCTCCCTCTCTCTCTTTCTCACACTCACCCTCTTTCTCTCCCTCTTTCTCCTTGCGCTTTTGTTCCTGTTTCGTTTCCGTTTCGTTCTCGTTTTGTTCTTCGTTTGTTTTCGTTTTGTTTTTTCGGTTAGACGCTTTGATTCGCCCGCTGTCCAGCGTTGGGCGAATCAGCTTAAAGCACGCCGAGCATATACCCGTCAATTCGTTCGGTGTTTGTTCGTCCAGTGCATAGTCCAGTATCGCGAACAAAACCTTCGCCCGTTCCTTCTCCGGCAGGTCTTTCAGCGCTTCGTAATAGCTTCTGTAAAATGTGAACTGTTCCCGTTTCATTGGCGCACCCTTCCATCTATTTACAGGTTTTCTCCGTTCTTCCAGCGCTTGAAGCAATCCCAGCACATCTGCGCGCCGCTTTCCCTGTACGTAAATTCTGCGACTTGCTGCGCCGTGCGCACGTTGCCGCTATTGTCCCTCAGATCGGTAATCGCCTTTTTGCAGGCAATGCAGATCAGCTGAGGCGGCTCATTCTTCGCCGTGTCAGGCTGCTTCGCAGGCTCAGGCGCGCTTTCCTCCGGCAGATCTTCGCCGGAATAGATGTACAAGCCGAGTCCATGACGGGCAATCGCTTTGGTGATGCTGCGCTGTATGGCCTTGTTGACGGCAGTAGACGTAATCTGCCCCGCCGGAATCGGGTTGTTGCGGTTGTCCATAACCGGCAGATACTCGATGGCCTCTTTGCAATAGTCGTCGTCAACCAGCGTAACGCCTGTCTTAACCCACGCCGTTTTTCCGTCTGTGAAATAAATCCGTCCGCCCTCATCCTCGTAAACGGTCGAATAGCTGTTCGGATAAAGCTCCATCAGCTTCTTCCACGCCCAAGTCCACGAAAGATAAGAAAGATTTCCCTTTTTTTCGACATATTCCGAACAGTCAATTTTAGCCAGCTCGGAAAAACGATTTTTTTGTTCTCCCATGATTTACTCCTCGTCCATCGGGTCAGGCACGAAGGGGTTGCCCCCGTCGTCCCAGTCCGATAATGTTCCGTAGTACGGCCTGCCATAGCCAATAGGCCGTTCGTCCGTCTCTTCGCAGCGGCCGCAGCCGTCGCACTCATCCTTGATGTGAATCACGCATCTGTAACTCATCTTTTGCCCCGCTGATAAATCGTCCGCGCACCCGGCGCGGAATCTGAATCGCCTCGTAGCATCCATCTTTGAGCGTCTGTATCGCATCCAGCACCTCCGGATCGAGTATGTCCAAACTGTCCGCGATAAACTCGTTCACCACATTCCCCGCACGGATGAAGTCTTCACTCGTGAGCATGGCTCCACATGCTTTCAAAAATCTGGATCGCGTCGTTGTCTAAGCCATCTCCGTTCGGAATAAGGTGATTGTAGTCGTCGTACTTGTAGTTCCCGTCCGGGCCGCGCTTGTAAGTCGTATTTGGTCTCAGCACCTTGTCGATGTCGCGCTTGAGGTCTGTTATCGTTTCGAGCAGTTGCTCGTAGCTCATTTCACCCTCGATAAAGTAGAGGTCAAGCTCGTATCGGGTCTTTCCCCCCTCGCCCAGAAATGCTGTCAGCTTGATAGCGTCGCCCTCCAGCGTGAAATTCGTGATCCGTCCTCCGTTCATCCGTTTTCGCTCCTTTCTCCCACTTCGTGCATGTTCCGCCGACGATACACCCGACGCATGCCGGGCTGATCGGTCGGCTCAGCGGCCGGCAGTGCGCGCACGTTGCACATACCCTCTCGCTTTTCACGCTCTGCCCTCAGCTCCTCTCCTACGCGCTTTGCCATGTAGCAAAGCGCAATCAGCAGCGCGCTCAAATCCAGCGCCGCAAGCGTCGTCCATACCATGTCAGTCATAGCGTTACCTCCAGCCCGATTGCCCGGCAGATGTCCCGATACGCCTGTATCGGCATCGCCTCCGGCATTTTGAAATATTTGCAGACCGTCGCGCGGCTGATTCCCGTGTCGGACGAGATCTCGTCAAGCGTCATTCCCGCGTGGTCTTTCCCAATGCGCAGCTTGTCGCGGATGGCCATGTTGCGGTTGCTGTCCGCTTCCGCTATCCGCCTTTCTTCCGTCAGCGCTCTGACCTTCGGCATAATCATTCCTCCCCGGCTTTCGGCGTGCAGGTCATGTCCTTGTTAAACCCCTTGTAAGCTTTCATGTTGATTTTCCTTCCTTTCTGTGCTATACTTGTGGTGCGATTATTCTTTGACCTTTCGCCGTCGGCTTCTGGTACAGGCCGACGGCCTTTTTTGTCTGTCAAGAGAGCTTCCGCTGTGAATTAAAAAACGCCATGGCTTCCTGCGCATCGCCAGTCTGGAAATACCCATCGTCTTCAATATTCTTGTCGGCAAGATCCAGAAGAATAAGAAGAATATTGAATGCATCCTCTTTCCTCTTATGGCAAGAATCGATCTCTTTCTGTGGCATCGAACATCCAAGCTTTTCCAAATCTTCCGCCATTGCATCGACAGGCATTCTTGCACAAATGTCAATTTGCGTCGCAATAAACCCGAGAATGTCTTTTTTGCTGTATTGTGCCATGTTTTTCTCCTTTCCTTTTACGCCGTCTGCGCGGCGGCCTGCTTGCCGAGGTTGTAGCCCGTCAGCATCGCCATAGCGACGGTCTGAACGCTTTCTTCCTTCGCGTCCGGCAGCAGCTTCAGCAGCGCCGCCAGCGCTTCTTCCTTCTGCTTGCGCGTCGTGTTCTTCTTTGCCATCTTCTGTCACTTCCTTTCTTTCCTTCCCTTCCGAATCTGTGCTATACTGTTCAAATGGGAAGGATGTGATATCATGGATTTAACCCGATACCAGTTGAACCTCTTGTCTGCGCTTGGAACCCAGCATATCCGGCTTAGCGCTTCTCTTGCTCCCGAAGCATATGCCGAACTGAAATTTCTGGAAAAGGCGGGCTTTGTGAAGATCGTTCCGCCTGATCCAAACTTTTCATATCTGCCGGATTACAATGCTTCTGATCAGTTCTTCGCTTTGGCTTCTCCCGGCTGGCAAGCCCTGCATTTAGAACAGGATCGCCGCCAGCGCGAAATAGAGGAAGAAACCAAGCAGCAGGCAGAGCGTAAAGCGGATCGTGCGAACACTGATAAGGATCGCAAGCTGCATTTCGCTCATGAGTGGAAGATAGCTGTCTACACTTCTTTCACCAGCTTCATAGCCGGAGCGATAGCGAACCACTTCTTCGATATAGTAGCGCGTGCTGTTGAATGGTGGACGTCTCTTTTGTCTCACCTGTAAAGCCTCCTTTCTTGCGTCTGGTAATAGTATACTTTCCAAACGCAAATCTGTCAAGATATTTTTCTATTTTTCTTGCGTTTGGTAAGAACGTGTGATAAAATATGTTTGTCCATCGAAAGAAGGTGAATATATGGATCGTAGAATTAAAGAAATCCGAAAGGCTAATGGAAATATAAGCCAAGAGTTGTTCGGAAAACGTCTCGGTTTGACTGGCGCAACGATTTCCCGTCTTGAATCGGGAGATCGTCAGCCAACGGAAGCGATTATTCTTTCCATGTGCCGCGAATATGATGTCAATGAAGATTGGCTTCGTACCGGCGAAGGAAAAATGAGACTCAAAGAATCCGCCGAGGATGCGGAACGCATGGTCAATCTCATGCGTGGAATGAGCGAAAACAAAAAGAAGCTCTTCCGTATCCTTGTGGATATGCCGGATGAGCTTCTGGATGAAATGATTTCCTATATGAAAAAGGAAATCAGGTGACAGGCGGGTACTGCTTGATTTCCAGTTTGAGCAGCGCTCTCGCCGTTCCGAGCAGGAAGTAGATGTTTTCGCCGTCGGTCAGCATCTCTGCAATGGCGGCGATCTCCTTTCTCTCCTGCTCAAATTCTATGGGGATGGGTTTCGGCGCGGTTCTCCGCGCTCTGTGCTGGGTGACGTTCTTCGGGCGGCTCTCTTTCATGTCCATCCTCTCCTTTGTCTTAGTATATCCCCCCTTTCGGGCGGCTATGTCTCTTTCGACAAAGGTTCACAAGTTTGTTTTAATATTTGTATGCCGGGTATGTCTTTCGATGTCTTTCGATAAAAAAAGCCCCCGACTGCGCTGCCGTCGCAATCGGGGGTAAATCCGGGAACCATCCATTCAAACACAGTGAAAGGACAAACATGCAAATGGAAGGAACGCTTATAGTATACCATACCTTCCTTCTTTTTGCAACTCGGCAAACTGACGTGTAGAAAGAAGGTTTTTTTATGCCGAAAATCGAGAAAACAAAAACCGGATACCGCGCCCGCGTCTCTACGGGTGAGCGCCTGCCCTCCGGCGGATACCGCTATATTTCGCTCTCTGCCGCGACGAAAGCCGAGGTAAGGCGAATGGTTGCTTCCTTTGATGAAAACCGCGAGAACGCCCTTTCCGCGAATCTGGCAGGGCGTGTGACGCTCTCTCAGGCGATGGATAAATACCTCGATACCTGCCGCGCCGCTGGTCGCTCTCCGACAACCATCCGTGGCTATGTCACCATGAGGCGCAACGGCTTTGAAGCCCTCGAAACAAAACCAATCGCCAAAATCTCCCGCGCCGATATCCAGTCTATGGTCAACGACTGGACGCGCTCCGGCGCAACGCCGAAAACCGTCCGCAATAAGCTCAGCTTTCTCTCCTCTGCCATAAAGCACGCCGGAATCGAGCCGCCGATGCAGGGCCTAATCCTGCCTGAACCTGACCGCAAAGAGATGACTATCCCGCAGGATGAGGACGTGCAGCGTGCGCTGTTTTATCTCCGCGCCCATAATACCAACCTCTACGTCGCCGTCGTCCTTGCCGCAACGCTGGGTCTGCGACGCGGTGAAATCGCCGCCCTGACGATGGATGACTTCGACTTCGACGCGGGCACGGTCACCATTAGCAAGTCCCTCGCCATGGATGAGCGCGGCGACTACATCACCAAAGCCCCGAAATCCCGAAGCGGTAACCGCGTCCTGCGTGGCCTGGATGCGCTCGTCGTCTCCGCTGTCCGCAACTTTGGGCATCAGCCGCCGCAGACCATCACCAGCATGACGCCTGCTGCAATCTCCTGCGCTTATGCCGATGTATGCGCCAAGCTCAATCTCCCTGGTCGCTTTCACGATTTACGCCACTACGCCGCGTCCGTTATGGCTGCCCTCAACGTCCCGCCCAAGTACGCTCAGGAGCGCATGGGGCACGCAACCCTCGATATGCTCAACCGCGTTTACCAGCACACGATGGACAAAAAGCGCGATGCCGTAGCCGACGCGATTGCGTCTCACAATATCGCGCTGCTTGGTGGTGAAGTATGCCAGTACAAATAATTATGCCGCGAATTATGACACGCCAAAACAAAAAGCCTAGTAAAATAAGGGCTTTTAGGCTGTTTTCGTGCGGGTTCGAGTCCCGCTATCCGCACCAAAACAAGGATTCAAGCGATTGCTTGAATCCTTTCGTTTTTCCTTGCAATATAAAGAAAAATCAAGTAAAATTCCTCATAACAAAATATAAGATTTTGTACTTGATTTTATCGTTTTATACTTGGATTATGCCTCGGATTATGACACGGAATCAGCCGCGCATTTCCTTCTCCAGATGCTCAATCGACGTGTCGATGTGGCATTTGAGCGCTTCGGCAATTTCGTCTCCGCTTTTAGCCTTGCTCCCGATTTCCAGTTTTTCAAACACGTCGTCCCGATCTCGCTTGAGCATTTCAAGCCGCTGCTCCGCATGACTGATAAACCATCTGCATACGTCCGGCGCAGTCTCTCTGCACGCGTCGGCGTAGTCCATCAGCATCCGGGTATCCGTTATGCCGTCCATCAAGACGGAAAGCAAATGTTTAACCACAGGTCGTTCCCCCTTATGTCCTGTTGATATAGTCCACAAGCCTGTCCACATCAGCAGCGTTAAAGCGGAACGTGTCCTGCCCTACGTCAAAGCTGATGTACCCGCCGTTTTTCACCATTTGATTTTTGATTTCAGCGCCCAGCGCGGCGACGTCAACGTTCTCGTCGTCCGTCATAACGCCGAGAATCTTGAGCGTGGGCTTGTACTTGCCGATGAGGTTGTCCGGCTTGGCAGCCGCCATACCAACGGCCACGCCGTACAGAATCGCTTTTGCGCCGCTAATGGATGGGCGCACCTCCGAATCGTAGAAGTGCGCCACACCCGCGGCGATCTGATTTACAGTCGCCATATGATTTTAGCCTCCCGTGCTTGCGCCAGCCGCAGCCGCCGTCGGTGCAGTCCACGAATTGTAGCGCGGCATAGGCGGCGGGCAGATGTTTGTGTCCGGAATGACCGTCTTGGTCATGCCCTGCAATGCCGCAACCTGATTCTGCAAGCAGCCGATGATGCCGTTGTTGGTCGCGTTGTAGACCGCCTGCTGTGCAATCTGATCTTCGATACCGCGCAGACGGTTGTCGAGATACTGGTACAGTTCCAGCGACTTCTTGTCGGTGTAAACCTCGGCGTTTTTGTTCGCCAGTTCGCCTTCAAGCTGTGCGATGCGTCCAGCCTGTTCCGCCTCATACCTCGTGACAACGTGATTCTCGCTGCAACCGTCCGCATAACGCGGATTCCACCCGTTCAGCAGTGCGCCGCCGCCGAGAAGAGTCATGACTGTACCTACGGTACCCGCGATACCCAGACCCAGACCAGCACCGGCAACACCCTTAGATGCGTATTCCTTATATTCCATTTAACGCACCTCCTTTCTGCCGATATTGTCCCATTTTGGCATCCGCTCGGCGGGTCAGTTTCGGGGCAGATTCAGGGCGCAGGGCACAAAAAAAGAACCCGGAAGGTTTTTCCCCTCCGGGTTCTGTCATTTAAATGTTTTGCCGACCTCGACAAAACATTCCGTCTGCCGCCTCTGTCTCGCTCTGACGCGGTTAATCTTGTCCTGTACCTTTCGCGATTCGCGCTTGACGGTTTCCGGCGAAATGTGCAGCCTTTGCGCCGTTGCAATCAGGTTGTCCGTCTGCGCGCGGGTGACAAACACCTCTCTCTGCCTGTCCGTCAGCCCGCACGCCTGTATCAGCTCATCACGCTCATCCTTAGTAAATCCCGCAAACGTGATCTTGCCGCACATCAGTCTCCCTCCGTGCCCTCGTCGTTCTGTTCCTTAATCTGTTCAAGTGCCTTCTTAATAAACGCAGGGAACGGCACGCCGATGATGGCCAGATTCTCGGTGATGCTCAGTCCTTCGTTCGCAATGTAGAACATCGCCATTGCGTCGCGGAAAACCCGCGTTCCTTCCGGCATCACGCGGTCGAGCTGTGCCGCCATAAAGACCACCACCAGCATGACCGCCTTCTTGAGCAGCCCGTGCCAGCCCGTCTTGCTGTCCAGCTTTCCGCCGTCCGTCTTCGGGCTTTTGCCAATCGCCCCGCAAATGCACCCTGTCACGTAGTCAATGCCCATCATGTAGCACAGCACGATCAGCAACGTGTCCCAACCTCCCATTGCACCCGCGATTGCTCCGCCCGCAAGTGCCGCCATCTTGAGTATTTTGTCCCAGATTCCAGACCAGTTGTTCATGGTCATCCTCCTCTTAATCCTCGTAAATAATCGTCATTCCGTAAGCCTTGGCAACCTCGTGTTCAATTTTGCATCCGCGTGCATTCTCCCAGCCTTTGCAGAAGTAAGCAGCATGACACAAAGACATGTTTTCAAGCGACTTCGCGAGAAAACACAAGGGAATGTTTTCAACGCCGCGTTTCTTCATGGCTTCCTGCGAATACCATTCGTCGGTGAACAGGGTATTGATGATTTCATATCCGCGCTCTTTGAGTACGGCAATAGCGCGTTCACGGGTGGCGATAATTTCTTCGTTTGTTTTACCTGCCATAGGCTGAGATAACATAGCTTTCATTATAGTTCGCTCCTTTCAATCTTCCGCGATTTCCCATTTCCCTGCCATCGTGATATACACGCCGTCGCTTCTGCGAAGGGTCGTCGTGCTGACCTCTACATTTTCAGTGTAGTTCGCGCCATCGTTTTCTTTGGTATTTCCTGCTTTTTTATCGTCCGAGTTGCTGTCAGCGTTGCTGTCAATGCTGCTGTCAAGGGTCAGATATTCCCCCGACATGTACCCCGCCACGCCGTTTTCCAGCTTGCCGAACACCCAGCCCGTTCCGCCTGCCTCGCGGATGATGTTCACCCGCGCGCCGTCTGCGGCTTTTGCGATGACCTTTGACCGCGTGCTTGCGCCCTCGCGGATGTTGAGATATCCGCTGGTGATACTCACTGTCGCATTGCCAAAAATCTTTTCCACTTCGCTCACTTCCGCCTTTCCTCTTTCTGAATAGTCCACACCGATCATCCGATGCGCCCCCAGCCCATTCCAGCCGTTCTTTTCCGTCAGCTCAGTTTCCACCACACATCCCCGGCTCTTGCTTGAATGGATCACCGTTCCCCGCTCCGTCACCAGCCCAGTGTGGCTCACGTCGCCCGTGCCCACGCCCATGAACGCCAGCATGCCGGGCTTCGCGCCGGAAATCCCCGTCTGCCGCCAGATCAAATGACGATACTTCGGCACGCTGTCAAAGCTGTTCCAAAGCTCGTTTGTGCCCGCCGTCGTGTAGTTTTTGTCGCCGCCCGGCGCTGTGCGGATGATCTTCTTGATGAGGTTGATGCAGTCCAGCTCGCTGTAAGGCGTTCCGATCAGCGCCCGCGCTGTGCGGATGGCCTCGCTTGTTTCAATCATTGGCTTTTCCTCCTTTCCGTTTTTTATCCGAGCAAATGCCCTCGCAGCCGATGGAACTGTTTCAGCGTCCGTCTGCGGGCTAAAGCATACTTTCGGATGTTTTCTTCCGTCGGTTCGATGCCCCAGCCGTACAGGTAGTCAGTAATGTACTCGATGGCCCATTTCCGCGCCTGTTTTCTTTGCATTTCATATTCTTTTTTGCTTTTCATTCGTCCCACGCACCTCCCGCGCGGATGAAGCGGCCAACCAGACAGCCGGCCGCGAAGATGATTGCGCCGCCGACGATGATGCCAAGAATAATCATGGTTTTGCCTCCTCCCGTTAATTAAGCCTGTTCGGTTGCTTGGCCGCCCAGAATTTCTTCCAGCTTTTCTCGTCTGATTTTTCCTGATCTAACGCGCTTTTCAAGCTCCGCTTTCACTGCTTCCTTGCGTTCTTCCGGGACTTGATCCCATGTTTTGTCCCCGGCAATCAACCGATTCGCCCAGATTTTTGCCATTATTCAACGCCTCCATCAATGTCACACAATGCGTTTTCAATGTCCGCCAGTCTGGCGGTGTAGTTCTCTTCTAGCTCGCACAGCGCCGCCTCTAACTCTGCGTTGGTGCAAACAGTCTGGGGTTGCAAGTCGTCCCAAGTCAAACCGTTGGCTTTTAACACTTTCTCAAGCAGCATATTTTTATCACTCCTTAACGGCTTTCGCAATGTCAACGGCAAACACGATTTCGCTTGGCACCGCCAGCTCAAATCCCTCGTCCAGTTTAGGGTAGTGCATTTGCACCGTGCCGCCAGATGCTACTGTGAGCAATTCCAGATCGTCCACCCAAGCAGCAGACAGGTCGATGATTTCCGGGGTATCAAGGGCTGTCCATACGCCGTTCTGGGTCATACTGCCTACATGGTGGTATGACTTTGCCTCAAAGTCGATGTAATTGTAGGATTCAGCCGTTCCCTGACCGTAGTCCGGGCACAGCGCCAACATTCCCGTCGGCAGGGCAGTGGTGTGGATAACCTCTCTGCCTGCTCTTTTGCTTACCACGCTGTCAATAGAGGCTACAATCAAATCGGCGGTATAGGGTTCGAAATGATGTGCCGTATTGCCCGGCTCAAGCATAATGTCTGATATGGTGGTGACGCTGCCGATAGACACTATTTGGTTGGTATTTCCGAGCAAAACAAATTCGATTTTTGTAAAATCATCTGAAACATCAATCGTTACTTCTTGTGCATTAGATGTCACAGTAGCCTGCAAAATATTTTTTCCGTCCTGAGAATAAAATCGCACGATCAACCCGCCCGTGCCAACTATTTCGGCGTGCAGCGTATACGTCCCGGCAAGGCCGTTTATGTCTTTCTTTTGGTAGCTTTGTCGGTAGGTACCTGAGGACAAAGTCGTTAGCGTATAATTATAATTTCCGTTTTTTGTCACGCTTAATTGGGAAGATGACGCAGGGAAATCATCTGGAAGCACCTGATATCCTTTGCGGCTCATACCGCCGATCTTGCGAAGCCCTGCATAATCTTTCGTTCCGACGGGGACATCAACCTCGGAGCCACTGCCCACAACAGTTTTGCAATCGTAGGTGTACCCCTGCTGCATTTTGATAGCATACCGTGCTGCTGCTTCTGCGCGCTCAGCTCGTTTTTCAGTTTTTTCGAGCTTTCCGGATAGCGCGATAGCATCTCCTGTTATTTGATTGATTGCTTCTCCCGTAGCTTTCGCGTCCGCCGCCTCGCCCTCCTGGGTCAGCGTCGCGTCGATGACGGCATCCTTGCCCGGTTCGCCTTTTGCGCCTTGCGGCCCTTGCGGCCCTACCGCGCCTTCCGTTCCTTGCGGTCCGGTTGCGCCCGTGTCACCCTTGGGACCTCGCAGGCTTTCAAGTTGTTCGGGCGTGAAATCGTCAAAGGTAAACGCGTCTCCTTTTGCGCCCGTTTCGCCCTGCGGGCCGGTGTCTCCCTTCTCGCCCCTGTCGCCCTTGTCTCCTTTTTCGCCCTTGGGTCCCTGCGGGCCAATCGGGCCTGTTTCACCCCTGTCTCCCTTCGGGCCGCGGAAGGATTCCAGCTTGACCTCCATGCTGCTCACATTTTTGGTCTCACAGGTGCATGCAGGGCATCCGTTTGCTTCAAGCACGACAAAACATCCGGGCGGTTCAGGCGTGATCATTTCCCGATAACCCGTAATCTTTCCGTTGCTTTCCGTCACGTCCAGTGCAAACCGAATCGCATAGGTATATGCTCTGTGCCTTTTGGAGAGGTTCTCCGTATCCGTTCCGGAAAACATGAGCTTACAAACGCCGTCGTCATCCGGCGTGACCGTTTTGTTGATGACGATCCTGCCGTCCGGCATTTCCGCCACCATGAAAAACATCCGGTCTTGGCTCGTCGGTACATAGCCTGTTGGCACAATCGCCAACAAGCCCGTATCGCCTCGCGTAATGGTAATTTGGCCTTTCCTCGCATCAAACATAGTCGCCACCTCAGCCCATGTTCAGCGCTTCGCGGATGGCTTCTAGGTCGTCGGTCGTCAGTGCGGGATAATCCGCCGCGATATCGGCAAAATCCTCGCCGTTGGCAATGCGAATTCTAAACGCACGGGTCATAATGCGCAGCTTCAAAGCATTCAAAGTTTTCATCTTTTTTATCCTCCAATCAAATCAGCCATCATCAAAATCAGATCGTCGTTTGCGGATTCCAGCGCGTCCGTGCGCTGCTCCACGTTGTTCACGCGCTCCTCAGTCGTCAGCGGCGGCGCGGGCAATGCGTCAAAGTCCGCGTCCATCTCGGCCTGTGTCCGCTGCGCAACCAGCCCGTCCACGAGCTTGTAGCGGTACACGCCGCGCTCATCCGTGAGCGGCTTGAGCAGATAGTTGTTCTGCGCGTGCCGGTATCGGTCGCCCTCGCCCTCGTCGATAGCCGTCCAGCTGTCGCCGCTCACAAACGCGTCGCTGTTGATCGCCGTCACGCGCCCAGCATCGTCGGTCTGCACCAGCACTTTGCAGCTCTCTGTGTCCATGTCATCCCTCCTTTACAGGTCGGCAGAAATGTCAATATCTCCCTGCGGCGTAATCACGCCCGTGCAGATGCCCGTTACAGATACCGCGCACTTGACGGCGACGCGGTTTGCGTTTGTGTTATGCGCCGTAGCCGTCTCTGTCGTCGTTCCCTGCGCGCTACCCAGCGTGTAGTAAAACTTCCCCCCGCCTGTTACGGTCGGCGCGATCCGCATCGCCTGAGTCAGCGGAATAAACGCGTAAGCCACGCTGCCCGTGGCGTACCCGGCGAACGTCTGCGCATTGCCCTTAATCTTCCGATAATATCGCAAACATTCGGCCAGTTCCGCCGCGTATCCCTTCGGCACATACGGCGGCAGGGTCTCCGCCGTGTATTCGCCCTCGTAGAGCGCCGCCCAGCGGACGACCGCCGCCGTGCCGGTGCTGCCTGTGTCCGGCGAAATGTACACGTTCACCACTTCGTCCCCGGTCAGGCCATCCGGCTTTGTCAGCTTCAGCACCAGCGTGCGCTCCGCCGCGTCGCCCTGAAAATACGCCGTGCCAAAATTCGTCGTGCCGCTGCCGATGTAGACAAACAGTCGGCACGGCACCGGAAAAACGCCGCGTACCGCAAACGTCATCACGTCGGCAAACCGTTTCGCCTCGATCCGCTGCTGAATGCCCGCCGTCCAGCTCGTCTTGTCCGACACGATTTTCAGCCCGTCTGCCGCCTGTGAAACCGTCGCGCCGTTTGTCCGCATCCAGCGATCCACAGCATACCCGGTCGCGCCGTGCGCCCCGTTCACGCCCGCCTGCGCAACCGGGTGGACAAAATCGCTGTTGTCCAGCAGGTTGTATACGCACGCGCCCGTGTCGCCCTTTGCCCCGGTTGCGCCCGTATCGCCCTGTGGCCCCTGCTCGCCCTTCGGCCCTTGCGCTCCCTGTGCCTGTACGCCCGTATCCAGTTCGCCGACAAACCAGTTGCCGTTCTCGCCGATGTACGGCGACGCGCCGGACGGCCCCGTCAGTTCCGCTTTCTGTTCCGGGGTCAGGTCGTCAAAGGTCAGGTTGAACGTCTCCTTCGCGCGTTCGATGTGAACGCGCATTGGCGCGCACTGTACGCAGCCCGTGCAGCATCTCTCGTTTTCCTTCATTTCATCCCTCCTTGAGTGCATCCACAATGTCCATTCTCCCCGGCGCGCACGGCGTAATCACCTCGCGGCAGGCCGTCACCTTTCCCTTGGCGTCCACCGCCGCTTCCAGGGCGAACCGAATGTCCCAGACATAGCTTCCGGGTCTGAGCCGCGCCGTGTCCGCGCTGACAAACTCGATCTTCACGCGCCCATCCGCCTCCGGCACAATCGTCTTTTCCATCACCGCGCGCCGCCCCGGCTTCTCCCGCACCGTGAAAACCGCCCGGTCTTCCGCCGTCGGCACATAGTCTCCTTCGTCCGGAATCACCGCCAGCAGCCCGGTGTCGCCCGCCGTCATCATGATCTGCATCCCGTTTACGCGAAACACGCCTTCATCCTCCTTGTAAAGACCCGCACGCCGTCCCGAATCAGGCCGCCCGCTTTCACGCCGTTCAGCCAGATTTCCGAGAGCTGCACGCCGTTGAAAAATACCGGCAGCAGGTCGTCCTGTGTCCCGCGCAGAATCACAATGCCGCTTCCGCCCGCGGCCGCTTCGCCGCCCATGGTCCCTTCTTCATAACCGCCGCCCGGCCCGCCTGCGCCGCCGCCCGTGCTGACCTGTCCGGGGTGGCCGTAGCCGCCGTCCACGCCGTCCGTGCCGCCCGTGCCGCCGTTGCCTCCGCCGCCTGCGCCGCCCTTCGCGCCGCCGATCCAGGTTCCGCCGCCGCCGCCACCTCCGCCGCCGTAGGGGCCGAAACCCAGCACATAGCCGCCGTCGCCGCCTTCCGTTGGCGACGCACCGACCTCGCTGCCGCCCCGGCCGCCTGCACCCGTGCCCGCGCCCGGCGTGCCGCTGTCCTTCCAGCCCATTTTTCCCGCGCCTTTTCCGCCTGCCGCCGAAACGCCGAGGGCAGAGGTCGTCCCGCCGTCGTTGCCCGCCGCCCATGCGGCAGGCGCTGCGCCGCCCGCGCCAACCGTGACGGCGTAACCCTTTTTCGCCTCTATGGCGGCTTTGCCGCTGGCCAGATAGCCGCCGCCTCCGCCGCTTCCACCCGCCGGGTTTCCGGCCTGCCGAACGCAGGCGCTCGACCCGCCGCCGCCCACGCAGCCCACGTCTACGCCCGCTTTCGCATACTCAAAGGTCAGCGTGCCGGAGGTCGTCAGAAAGATGTACCAGTAGGTGTCGTCGCTTCCCGTGGAGCATTGCCCCGTGTAGCTGAATTTTGGAATCTTCTTCGCCATTCTCTCACCCCGTCACGTCGTCGTGATGTAAAGCACGGTGCCGCTCAGGGTAAACGTCACCCCCGCCGGGCCTTTCGGCCCTTGCGGCCCGGTTGCGCCCGTCGCGCCTTTGTCGCCCTTGTCCCCTTTGTCCCCCTTTTCGCCCTTCGGCCCGCGCTCAAGTCCCAGCGTCAGCACCTTCTTTGTCCCGTCATCGGTCAGCGTCGCCGTGCTTCCGCTCCCGTAGTTGCGTGTCGCGGCCTGCACCGTCATCTTCGATAGGTGATCTGTCTGCGTGTTCGCCGCCTTCGTCGCCTCCAGCGCGTTCTCCGCCGCCGCGTTCGTCTCCGAAATCGCCGTGTTCATCTTCGAGAGCGTTAGGTTGATTTCCGCCACCAGCGCGTCCCACGCGTTCCCCTGGCTCGGCGTGACCTGAGACCCCGGCGCAGGGCGGCTGATCGGGGTGAAACTCCCCTCGTAGCAGGTCTTCGCCCGCACTTCATCCTCCGTCGCGCCGTAGCTCACATAGACAAAGACCTTGACCGCGCTGCTTCTGGTCAGATACGCGTCCGGAATCTCCGCTTCCCAGCAGCCCGTCTGCGCATCGAAAGCCGCCAGCCGCGTTTCCGTCTGGCTGTCCCCGATGTAGCCGTATTGCGCCTGCACCGTCACCGCGTCGCCGGCCAGAAATTCGTCCATTTCCGCCAATTCTTCCGGCGTGGGCAGCCCGTGCATCCGCAGCCGCTGACCCGTGTCGTATTGATAAATCCCGCCGATTGCCGCGCTCTTGTGCGTGGCCTGCTCAAAACTCGCTTCAATCATCGTAAACCCTCCTTACTTTTGCTTTTTGATGGTCGTGCCGCCGTTAAGTGTCTTGAGCATGCCCGTCAACAGGCTTTCACCAGTGACCCATTTTTCCTGATATTTTGCAAACTCCTGATTGACCTCCAAAGCCAATTCGCACATTTTGGCTCGGATGCGGCTGCTTTTTTCGTATTTTTCCTCGTCCGTCAAATCCGTGCGTGCGTTGATGGCTTTGATCGTCTCATACCCTTCGCTGATGGTCTTTTTGGCTTCGTAGATCGTTCCGCCGCTGTGCGTCATATCGTAGGCGACGTCATACGCCTTTTGTGCCTGTCTCGGTGTCAGGTCTCCGCGCAGCATGTTCAGTTCGCGTCCGTTGTCTCCTGCCTTGACCACTGTTGTCAGGAATGTATTGGCGTTGTAGACCTCGCTGACAACATCATTGCTCTTGAGCGGGTCACTCGTCAGCATCTTTTGGGCGTATGCCGTAAATGCCGTCACAGGGCTGTCGCCGCCCAGTGTCGGAATGGCAACCTGTCCCGCGAATCCTGTGTATTGCTGTGCCATATATTGCAGCATCATCGGGCTGATCTCCGCGCCAGACAACGAATGAATAAAGCGAGACAATCTGATGAACGCGTCCGGCGTGTCCTCCGTATACTGCGTTGTCGCGTCCCAGCTCTCCATGTAGCTGGGCACGATGCGGCTGCCGTACCAGTTTTTGTTGGTCTGCGTCGCAATTATCGGGTCAAAAATCGTGCTTCCGACAGGATTAAGGCTATCTACCATCGTCGCAAACGTCGTCGCCATGTCGATGGTGAATTCGTCCCCCTTGCCGGATTCCAGCGCGTTGAACACCATCGCGTGCGTAAAGTAGTCAAGGGGATTCTGGTCAATGGGGATACGGATGAGCGGCGCGTCTCCGAATACGTCCGGCGCAAAATTGGGAATGAAGAAATGCCCATTTTTCAGGTCGTCGCTCAAAAACGCAAATTGTTCTTTGTCCTCGTCGTCAAGGAATTTGGCTCTCAGTCCGGCGCATACCGCCGTAAACAGTCCTGTGTTGACAACAGAGCGCATGACGCGACTGACCACTTGCCCGCGCTCCTGCGCTGTAAACTGCCGTCCGGTGCGGTATACGCCTTGCAAACTCGCATTCATAAACGGAACGACGTTGCGGATGCCGCGTCCGATGCTGCTTGCGCCCTTTCTGCCAAAATCGACCGTGCTTTCTTGGGAGGCGCGGTAGGCTTCCGCTCGTCCCTCAGCCGTCGTCAGATCGTGCTTACCATAGAGATATTCGGCTACGCGGGTCGTTTTCTCGATAAACTCGTTCGGCTTTTGCAGGGTTGCGTATTCCCAGAGTTTTTTTCCTGCCCATTTCGCTGTACCCGCAAGCGTACTCGTATCATAGTTTTTGAAGTATTCCATGTTCAGCGGCGTCCATTTGCCGTCACTTGTGTGGAATAGCCTTTCCGTTGTATACAACGTGTGCCGCAGGTCTTTAATGCCCTTTTGGGTTGTATCAATGCGCCCGTCGTTTCCGCCCAGCGCGTCATAGCCCTTTACCGCCTCATCTCCGCTTGCGATTCTGTATGCGGTCATCAGCCATTTCGCCGCGCCGTCCAGATAACTCTTTGCCCATGTGCCGTAGTTGACACCGTTCTGGAAGTCTCTCGCGAAGTTGCGCAAACCAAACACCGAGTTCGCGCCCGTCGTCAGGAACGTCATGGCGCGTGTGCCGCGTCCGATAAAGTCCGTAACCTGCTTTCCTCCGTCCGGCGTGTTCGCCATCATCCTGAAAAACGGCTCGTTGAGGATTTCGATTTTGCTCGTGCTTCCGTCGTCATTCCATACCGTGATGACGTTCTGCCCGTCCGCGCTGCTCTCATCGGCATTGGCACGAATCAAATCACCGAATTCCCCGTTCAGCGGGTCAAATTGCACCGTCTTATCCGGCTTTGCATCGGTTTCGATTTTGTGCGCGATTTCACCGAGTCCCTCGTGGGTGTCCAACAGCATTTCAAGCTTTTGCGCCGCCTGATTAGTCATGTCCTGCCGCACAATCCGCCCGACCATCTCAAGCATGCTGTCCATCGGGTTCAGGATCAGCTCGGTGCTTCCCTTCGCCTGACGAACGGAGAACCCGGCTTTTTTTGCCTGCTCAAGCGAAAAATCGCCGTCCTTGATGCGATATGTAGGCGCATAATAAGGGTAGATGCTTTGAAAATATTTCCATCCCGCTTCATCCAGTCTGCCGCTTGATACAAGATACTCGTGCGTAAAGGCGTTCCACGTTTTGAGCAGACTATCAACCGTCTTTGCGTATTCCGGATGCGTTTTATCCTTTTCCGCGATAAACGCACGCCGTTCCGCGTTTGACGCAAACCCGTCGTCAAATACAGGCTTGTTTTGCTTGTCCCTGTCGATACTGTCCTTGACAAGCCAATACAGCTCAAAATCCTTGTAATCCTTGCCTTTCAGCCCGCCGTCCTTGATTGCGTCCGCAAAGCTGCCGCCGATAATCGTGCTGCCGTCTCTTGCTACAAGCCCGTCGCCGATGATATACAGCGCACGCTCGTCCGCTTTGTTCCGCAGCAGCACCGCGTCTCGCAGGTTCTCGGAAAACGCCACGGTGCTTTCACCAGTCTCCGCCCTGATTTTCGCATTGATCAGTTCCGCCGGGGCGGACGAATCGACAAACTCATAGGTGAGCCGCATCATCTTTTCCTTGAGCGTTTCCTTTTCCTTCGCGTTTGTGCGGTCTACGACCATGCTTTGCAGCCGATCCTGTGTGCTCTGATTCAGCCATTTGCGGATGTCGTTTTTGTAAAGGTCGAACGCCTTGTCATATCCGCTCTGCCGCATCTGGTAATCAAACGTGTCGGTAAACGCATCACCCGCGAATCGTCTGCCCTGCTCGTCGCTCAGCACACGCCGCCAGACGTATTCCGCCATCGCCTCTCCCGCCATCTCCGCATCCGTGTAGTTTTTCGCCCACGATGCGTTTTCGGCTTTCAGCGCGGCGACCATTTCCGGCGTGCCGGCAAGTCCGAGCTTTTCGCTCAGGGCGTGACCGATCTCATGGATGACCACATCCACCCGCGACGCGCTCCTTGCGTCAACGCCCGCGTAACCCACACGGCTTTGGTAATATCCGCTCGCCCCATCCGGCACACGGCTGTCTCCCAGCTTGATTCCAACGCCAAGAGCTTTGGCGAATCGCTTTGTCGCGGAGTAGATGTTTTCGCCGTAATTGCTTCCGGTCGGCTTGCTCTTCCCTTCCGCCTGCTCAACCTCAACCCCGCGGTACGTCCGTTTCTGTTCGCCTTCTGCGCTCTTGCCGACATCGCCCTCCATGACGCCCTTTGCCGCCCGGCGGATCTGCGCCCGATCCTGAGGTTTCTCAACCGGGGTTCTCATGTCGCGGTAGGCCTTTCGCCTCGCCATCATCGCATTCATGATGTCTTCTTCCGGATGCAGGCTGGCTTCGTTCATGTACCCGCCGCTTTGCTGTGCCAGATCGACATAAAAATGTCCGTCAAGCGGCGTCGCGCCGCGCGCGTTCTCGGTCAGGTTCATGGCGTATGCCCGGTTGACCTGCGGAAGCGACTTAAACCCGGTCATATGGAGGATTTCACTCTTCTGAGCGGGATTGACATAGACCTTTTTCGTTCTCAAATCGTTGGCGACAGGGGTCAGCGCGTCATATGTCCTTTGAGCGTTCACCTTGTCCATGTTTTGGGTCAGATAGGCGTTCATATCAGCCGCCGCGTTGGCCTCGTCTCTGGCTTTGGCGTTATCCGTTTCAAGGCTCAGCTCTCCAAGCTGATTCATAACGTTGTCGATTTCAGATGCAAACACGTTCAGTGCGTCGTCGCTCAATCCAGAAAGACCCTCGCTTGCCTGTTCCTGCACGGCATCGATCCGCTTTTGACTGACGGGCTTTCCGTCTTTCAACGCCTGCGCAAGTTCCTGTGCCGCCCGTCCGGCCTTGACAATCTCGTCCATCTGCCGAATCTCCGGCGCATACTGCTCCTCAAACGTCGTGTCCGCCACAACCTGTCCGGGTCTTCCGCCGTCCGCAGCGCGCGCTTCTTCCGTCTGCACGGTTGCGTCGTTCATATCATGTGTTCCGGTGAGCTGAACCTCCGCTTCCGGATTCAGATAGTTCTGCGTTTGCTGGCTCGTCTTCTGCTGTTCATTCCGTCCGGTTTCGCCCGGATAGAGTTCCTCTTCCAGCGCCCAGTCGCTTCCGCTTTGCTGATAAATCCTTTCTTTGGCCTGCGCCAGTTTGATCTGGTTTTCAATCGCGGCCTTTGTGTCCGCGTCAAGCCCCAGTTCTTCGCTTTGGCTGAGCGCCTGTTCAAGAGAGATGCGTGTCGCTTTGGCTTCTTCAAGCCCCGGCTCTGCAATCTCGTTTCTCTTTCTTCTCAGCTCGTGCAGTCTCTCGTCGATGCCCTGCATAACGCTTTCGTCATATCCCTGCGCTTCCGCTTCGGCATAGCTGGCGTTCATCGTTTTGATTTCGGCGTCAATGTCGGCGATTTGCGTCATCGTCTCCATTTCCGCCACCCATCTGTCCGTGTTTTGCTGGTTTTCTTCCTGACTGATCTGCGCGCCGCGCGTTTTCGCTTCGTTCAGTCCTTTTTCATAGGCCTCCCTGGCCGCCTGCCGGTGTTTTTCCTCTGTCTCTCTGTATTCGTTCGCCGTTTTCTGGTTTTCGCTCATGCGCACGCGCGCCGCCTGCATCTCTTTGATCTTTTCCAAATCTCCGTTCATGACGGCATCTGCATACGATTCAAACTGCGTCTTAGCCGCGTCCGCCGCCTGCTGAGCGGCTTCCGCTTTCGTCTGCGCGGTTTGCTGCATGTCGGTCTGTTTGTTTCCTTCTTCAAAGTTCTGCGCGCCCACGCCTGCCATGGCCGCCGCAACCGTATTCTGCGCGTCCTGCGCCTGCTGTGCGGCCTCGTTGACGGCCTGCGCAACCTCCGGTTTTTCAAGTTCCTGCGCGAGGTTTTCCGTGACTTTCGCGATGTTCTCAACCGTCACGTCCGCCTCTCCGTTCAGCATCTTTTCGCTGATCGTGATGCAGGGCGGCGTATATCCCGGCAATTTGCGCCGAATGGCAAGCCCCATATGGCCGGACAGGCTGAAAATAATGCTGCCCGCCGCGCCGCCGACAAAGCTGTTCGCGCCGTCGGCCAGCATTTGCGCAGGGTCAAGGCTCGTCAGTCCGCCGAGAACGTCGGAAAACTGCGGTTTCTGTCCGTTGGTGATCTTCTGCGCCACCGGATACATGGCCGCGTTGTACAAGTCGGTCAGAAGGCTTTCTTCAACCTCTTCCTTGCCTTCGCTCACGGCCGTTTTCGCAAGGTCTTTGGCGTAAAGTCTGGCCTTTCCCCAAAATGTCGCCACTTTGGAAGCGTCCAGCCCGGCCAGCTCCATTTCAAGCAGACTGCGCCCGCCATACAGATTTCCCTCGTTGACGGCCTCGCCTTTGTTGACCACCGTGCTGATGACGGCGGGTCCAACCGCCAGCGCCGCAGAAACCTGTTTGCTCAGGCCGTTTTTCCGATTTTCTTCAAAGCTTTCATTCCATGTCGTCGTACCGTAAGCCAGCGCGGACGAAGCCAGCCCGCCAGCGCCCAGCGCGCCTGCCGCTCCGGCTGTCGCCATGCCGGCCGCGCTGTATCCGGCGCTCCACGCATAATTGAAAGCTTTCTGTTCAAACGCGTTGCCCAGCGCCGCGAAGTCCTGGGCGCTCCGCTGAATGTTATCCAGGGCGCTTGTGAAAGCGCGATATCCGTTTCCCAGCCAGCCCGCGTCAATCTTGTAGCCCACATCGTAAATGTCTTTTGCCCGTGCGATATCGGCCTTGAGCGCCGCGCTCTGCTCTTCGCTCAAAAGGCCGCTGTCCGCGTATTGCGTGAGCTGTTCACGGTAGATGGCGCGCCCGTTCACGCCGTATTCGACGTTGTAGCTGTTCATGATTTCGTTGCGGTTCGCTTCATAGGTCGCCACATCCACCGCGTTGTACACAGCGCTTGCAAAGCTGTCCACATAGGAGACTGCGCCGCCGCCAACGCCCGCGCCGACTGCGGGGAGAAGCCCGATCGTCGCGCCGTCGTCCTGCGCAAGCCCTTCCTGCGCGACGGGGTTGTTCAGAAATTCGCTGCCCTGTCTCACCATGCGGCTGTACGCCATGTCTTCCAGCTGGTTAAGGCTTTCAATGCCGCACTTGCTCAGGTATTCCTCTGTGGTCATGCCCAGCCCGTTGGCCACATCTGCATATTCGTTCAGCAGTTCGTTGGCCTGATAGGTCACTTCCCGCCGGAACAGGTCTCTTTTCTGCCCTTCCAACCCCTCGGATGCAGGCGCGCTGTCCTGATTCCAATATTCGCCTTCCTCCTGAAAGTAGGCGGTATTGAGCTGTGTCCGCAGCGTTTGATAGGTCGTGTCCATCCGCTTGGCGCTGCTGCCGTAGATTTTGGCATCGGCGACGCGCTGCATGTCCTCTTCGGTCGCGCTTCCGGCCGTCACGCGCTGAACGCTTTCTTTCAGCGCTTCTTCGTCAGCCTGCTTTTGAGCGTCTACTTCGCTTTTCTGCTGCCGAATCACGGTTTGCTGCGCGTCTTCAATATTATGCATCACGGCTTTTGCATCGTCGTGCGTGCTGATGTAAACGTTGTATGGGTTCTTCCCGCTCGGAATGCTGACTTCGCCGTTTTCAATCCATGCATCCGCGTCCTGCATCACCTGAATCAGAGCCAGATAACCAGCCCCTGTGGTTTCGTCATCCAGCATGCCGCTTTTCAGAATGCCGACTTCTTTTTCAAGCCAGCTTCCGATTTCCGTTGGAATTGTTCCCGGCATGCTCAGCGTTTTGGCCTGTTTTTGAAGTGCTGAAGAAGCGATATCCGGTAGTGAGGATGTAGCCCCCTCCCGATTCAGCAGCATCCGGCCTGCATTGCTGTCAAGATAGGGAGAAAGCATCTCCTTTTCGTCGTCCGTCAGCGCTTCGCCTTTGAGATAAAGCGTCATCGCTTCGCCGGGCGTCTGTACAGATTCCCTTTCGCTCGCCTTCGCTTCCACCTGCGCGGCGGTCTGGTCTTCCACGCTGGGTTCCTGTGCCTGCTTGCTGACCCACTGTTCAAAGCTCATCCCTCCCTGAGAGACGATCTTCTCTTCCGGGGTCATCTCCTTTTGCCAAACAGGGCCTTGAACCTCTTTGGGCGCTTCGTCGTAATAGGCCGCCTGCGCTTCATGCAGCGCTTCGCCGTATTCGTCAAGCCACTGCTTCTGTTCCTCCAACTCCTTCGGCGTGCCCTGCTTTGAGGCCAGCACCAGATGATCCGGGTCGGCCTCTGCGATGCTCTTTCCGCCCTTCACCGCCTCGGCCACGCGGTCATAATACGCGTCCAGCTCTTCCGGGGTCAGCACGCTGCCGTCTTCCCGAATCGGCGTCATCTGCGCCATGAAGCCGTCTTCCGGCGCGCCGTATCCGGTCGTCAGCACGGTGGAAACGCCGCCCGGCTCGGTGTAGTCGCCCCAGCCCGCCGCCTTCATCGTTTCATAGCTCACCTGCGGGCGATGGGTCAGATCGACGTTTCCGCCGTTTTCTTCGCCGCCGAACTGCGCCTGCATGGCCTCGCCGCGCGTCTGACTGTCCTGCTGCTGCGTGTTCTCGTCCGAAACCGCAGGGCTTCCGCCGTTCTTCTTTTCGTTCTTCCTCTGCTCGTCGCCGAAGAAAAACGCTGCAATGCTGGATGTCGGCTTGCCTTCCGACTTGTCGATTTGCACCTGCTGATTATAAGCGGCAATATCGTCGTCCGTCGGCGCTTTGCGGCCTGTCGTCTTTTCATAAGCGTCATCCAGCGCCGCCCGCAGATAGCGCTTCTCACGCGTGGAATAAGTGTTGCCGTCATCCGGGTCCTGGATTTCGCTTACCTTTTCCAAATATGCCAGCACGTTGTCCTCGTCGTGCCCGCTCTCTGCGTAAAAGGCTTTGTCGTATTCCTTTACGGCGTCGTTGTAGCTGTCCTCGTCGAAGCCCGCGCCGCCCAAAAATGTATTGGCGGTGTCCTCGTCAAACGTCATGCCGTAAAAACGGTTTCCGGGTGTCTGCGTCAGCGTATACAGCGCCTTGACTTTTTCTTTTCGGCTCGTGCTGTCCGGGTCTGTACGAATGGATTGAATGACCATCGGCAGGCTTGCGCCGCGCAGGTCAACGTCGTTTCCGTCCGCGTCCATAAACAGCCCGGAGGAAATCGCCTGCATGGCGGAATTGACCGTGGCCTTGTTCTTTCCCGTCTCGCTGACGGGCTGCGCAAACAGGCGCGTGCCCAGCAGATCTTCCGCGCCGGAGAGCACCGTTTCGCTGTCCTGTTTGCTGTACTTCGCCCAGTCCTTGAGAAATTCCGCTTTCGTCGTCTCGTCGTGCAGCGTGGAGGCAAAATAGGCCGCCTGTTCGTTGCTCTTGATCGAAGAGAAATCGACGCTGATATCGTTGTAGCCCGTATCCGCTTTCGGGTTGCCCGGTGCCATGCCGTCCCGCGCCGCCATTTCCGCGTCATAGTCCGCGATGATCTGCGCGTCCGTCTTTTTCGCCGTCTGCTCAAACGGGTTCGTCGGGTGCTCGGCTACAACGTGGTGCTTCGTCGCCTGTATCGCCGCCGCCGTGTTTTTGGCGTAGTCGCGCCCTTCGACGACGGCGGCTTCCTGCTCGCTCATCGCCTGCCGCGCCTGTTCTTCCTCTTCTCTCTTTCTGCCCAATCCCAATCGTGCCATATTCTGCCCTCCTGCGCTTTATCGCATCTGACCGTATGTTTTGGATCTGCCGCCGCCCCTGTTGGTATAGGTGACGCTCGTCGAGTGGCTCGACCCCTCGGTGTGCTGTTCGCCCGTCGTGTCGGTCGTGCCGCTGGTCTGCTGGCTGCCCGTCGTCTGCTGGCCCATCGCCGCAGAAATCGCCGTCAGGTAGTTGCTGTTCCATTCCTTGCGCTGGTTTTCTTTCAGTTCCTGCACCTTCGCCGCCAGCTGACTGGCGAAATCCGTATTCAATCGTCCCTGCGTCTGGCTGTTCTGCTGCGCCGCCTGCGTGATCTGCTGCTGAATCTGCCCGCTCTGCCGCGTGTTTTCGTCTGTCAGCTGCTGCACCGCCTTGGCCAGCGCGTCGCCCTGGTTGGCCAGCGTTTGCAGCGTGTAGCTGCTTCTGCCCATGCCGCGACCGAGCGCCGCCGTTTCGACGTTCGCGGCGCTCTTTCTGTACGCCGTGTTCTGCTCGTCGATAGCGCGCGTCAGGCTGGCCGCAAGGTTTTCAAGTTCCTGCTCCTTGCTCAGCTTCGTGGTTTCATAGTTCTGCCGGCTTTCCTCCAGCGCCGCGTTGAGCTGCGGCCGCAGCAGGTTTTCCGCAAACTGGTTGATTTCCTCGTCGGTCATGTTGCGCACCAGACCGCCGAGAATCTGGTTCATCAGGTCGCTGTCCAGCAGCTTTTTGGTTGTGCTCTGGCTGTCGCTCCTGCTCTGGCTTTGGCTGTGCTCTTTGCTTTTGCTGTCCGATTTCGAGCTTGTATCCGTCTCCGTGATCGAAGATACCCTCAGCGCCATGTTCTCACTTCCCTTCCAGCGCGTCTAAACGCTTTTTGATCTTTTCGATTTCCGCGTCCTTGAGCCTGTCCGCGTTCCAGCTGGCCGTACAGAAATCGCGCAGAAACAGCGCGATGTTCTTCACGTACCCCGCCAGCGTCCCGCCTGTCTCCTGCGGAACCCTCGGCTGCTTAAATGCCATGTTTACACCTCATCCAGCGAATATTCCACCTGCACCCCGCCATAGATCCGCCATCCCGCTGCCTTGGCGTGGCTGTGCAGTTTCAGCTTCATCCGCACGCCGCTCACCTGAATCTTCACCCGGTAATCCGTCCGCCGCTTTTTGAGCAGCACGACGCGCGTCTTCTCCCGCCTTTCAGTGAGGATCGTCACCTCAAGCGGCACGTCGTCCGCGTCCGCGTCGGCGGTCAGGCGCAGCACAAAGTCCCGCTTCATGTAGGCCTTGCCCAGATCGAGCCACGGCGTTTCCCACAGGCTTTCCATCGGCACGCCCAGATAGCTCCCGCTGTCCGGGTCGCCGTAGGAGAGCACCTCGTACGGCGCGTCGGCCTGCGTGAAATACACCTTCCCGCCGACGGCGAAAAAGTCCTTGACGCGCATGCCCTTGCGAATCATAAACGTCCCGCGCTCCGTGTCGTACTCGATCACCGTGTTGTTTTCGCTCAGCACGTCGCCTTCTTTTTCCTTCACGCACAGCGCCAGATAGTAGATGTGCTCGTTCACGCAGCTTCTCGCCGTGCCGTCCATCCCGTCCATCCGCATGCGCATCGTCTCATACAGCGCGTCGCGGCTGAGCATCCGCAGCGTGCTTCCGTCGTAAAGGCCGATGCCGCTCTGCGTCAGGTAAAACATGCTCGTCCTGTCCGTCTGAATGCTCTTTTCCTCCACCGGGCCGTCCGTGCCGTAGGCCTCCGTGATCGTAAAACTGCCGGGGTCCGTACCGCGGATCTCAAAGATCGTCCGCTGCTTCACCGCCAGCAGATACCCGCCGAAGGGTTCCAGCGAAATGAACTTGTCCCCGTCCCACGTCGGCTGATTGATCACCCCGCCGCCGATCTCCGGCGTTTCCGGCACGTCCGTCCATGTGAACGGGTCGTAGGGGCGCGAATAGAAGATGCTGTCCGGGTATCCCTCCGCGCCCACGCCCCAAATGCGCTCCGCGTGCCGCCCTAGCTTGGCGAATTTTACGTTTTCGTAGTTCTCGCCGAGCGTCAGCGTCTTGCGCTCCACCCGAAGGTCGCTTCCGTAGACCGCGATCATCCCGTCCTTTTCGTTGGAAAGAATCAGAATGTCCACCGTCGCGCCGCCCTCCACGGCCTCGTAGGTCACAAACGACCATACGTCGCTCTTGTATCCCTCGCTGCGCTTCACCCAGCCTTCCGTTCCCATCGTGTAGGTGTAAATCGCGCCGCCTGCCGCCGCCACATATACGTCCGCGTCGTCCGGCCGGGTTCTGCGGTAAAACCGCGCCAGCGTCTCGATGGGCGCGCCCAGCGACGGAAACGCGCGGCTCGTGCCGTAGCTGGAAGCCAAAAGCCCCCGCTCCGTGCGGATGTTCTCCGCCCGGTACGCGTAGTCCGTGTTGATGTTCGTGTCGCCCGCCGCCTGATAAACCCCTTTCGGCGTGGGAATCGTGAATCGCCCCTGATAGTCGCTGTCTGAAATGCTCATCTGCAATACCTCGCGTCCGTCACCTCATACAGGTTCCTGAACCTCGTCACGCTCCCCATGCCTTCCGGCCGAATCCGCTGCATCGCCTGGTAAAAACTGGTCTGATAGAACTGCGCCCGGCTCTGCTTGGCCAGATTGCCGCTGGACAGGTGCCGGTAGCAGATGTAGTCCGCCAGCGCCGCATGCGCGTATTCCGGCAGCTGCGGTTCGTCATTTCCGTCTTCCAGCGGGTAAAACGCCACCTCGCAGACCGCCCGCAGCGTCTGCCCCGCCAGATCGTCCCGCCAGACGTGAAAGCAGCGCCCGCATGGGTCAAGGTCAAAGCCAATGTCAAACCCGTTTTTGTCCCGCAGTTCGATGACCCGCACGACCGTCAGCCCCGGCACGGGCGCGTTTCCTTCCTCGTCCACCTCGGTGTAAAAAATCCGCCTCGGTTTCAGGTATTCGCGAACCGCGATGTCGTAGCCCATGTTCGCATACACCCTGAAACTCTCTTCGTATTCGCTCACGTCCTCCGCGTCTTCGTCCAGCTGGCGAAGCGCCTGCGCGATGATCTGTGAAAGCGTCATGGGCTGCGCACCTCCTTAAATCACTTTGCTGTCATGCAGCACATTGAAAAGCGGTTTGGGCATGTCCACCGTCTCGCCGCGCATGAAATAAAATTTCGATCCGTTCAGGCCGACAAAAACCACGTCGTCGCCGCTTCCCGGAATGAGCGGAATCATGGTCTTGACGGTCTCGTAGGTCTTGCAACCCGCCGCCGCCATTCGGCGTTTCATGTCGGTTTTGGTCGCTTCGCATTTTTCCCTCAAGACGGAACTCGCCATCTTCATGGATTTAGTCGTATTCATGATTGCCATTTTGTTGTTCTCCTTTCAAAATCAAGAAAAAAAGCGGACGGGCTTTCTGTCCCGCCCGCGTAAATCAGGCCGTAAAGCCGCACTCGATGCGTACAGCAAACTCCGGCTGCAACAGCTTGGCAGCAAAGCCGTCCAGCTTCCAGCCGACGGAAGAAATCTGGTCAAGCGGGTCGCCCGTGCCTGCGCTGCCCGGATTCTTGGCGATGATGCGCGGATTGGCGCCCTTGAGGCTGGTGATGCCGTAGGCGTACTGACCCAGAACGATGACGCTTGCCACGTCCGCGCTGCTCTCGCCCGCGTCCTCGAAGATCTTGGCTTCCGTGCTCTCAACAAAGCGAACGCCGAACAGGCGGCCGACCTCGCCCGTGTAGATGTTCTCCTTATCCTGATACTGGCTGACCTTCACCCACGCGTCGTCTTCCTGCAAGTCGTAGGTGGTATCCGGACCGACGATGGCGATGTAATAGCCGTTAAACGTCTGCGCGTGGCTCTTCTTGAGCGTTTTCACCGCCTTGCGGATTTCCTTGCTCGTCAGCTTGTCCGTCGGTGTCAGGGTGGCGCGGGTAGTCTTTCCGTTGGCATAGATGACGTTGGTACAGGTCGCCAGTTCGTCGCGCACCATCGCGTCAACGCTTCGCGCGCCCGCGTCGCCGAAGAGCTTCGTGCGGCGCATGATGTTCATGTCAAGATGCACCATGTCCAGCCAGTCGCTGCACAGCGCGTAGTCGCCATACTGCTTGATTTCGGTCGTCACCGCAACTTCGGCAAGCATCTTGCCCTCGCCCGGATTGCCCTCTTCAAGTGCCGTGGTCTTTGCATCGATGGGAATCAGTTTGCGCATGTTCATCACCACGCCGCTGTTCGCGGGCATGCGGTACTCATCGCCAAACTGCAAGTGAACCAGATTCGGTTCAAACGTCCGCAGCAGCTCCCTGTTGTAGTAGGTCTGCATGCCCGGCGTCAGACCGGAACTGGTCGTCATGTTCGTATTCGTATTGGTATAGGTGTTCGCCATAAAGAATCCTCCTTAGATTCTGACTTGCTTGCCCTCCATCATCATTTTCTGCGCCCTGTCAGAAAAGCGGGCAAACTCTTCGTCCGTCATGTTTTCAATCGGGTTTTCGCCCGTCACGCGGCCGCTTCCGGCCGTTCTGGCCGTCGGCACGCCGCGCTTGTGGGTTGCGCCGCCGGATTCCGCTTCGCCGCTGACGCGCTGCAAATAAGCCTTTGCCGCCCTGCGGATGCTCACGCCGCTGTTGACCTGACGCGCGACTTCGGCGTCGCTGCAAAAAGCCTGCATTTCACCAGTTGTCCATCCGTCTTCAATCAACATGTTCAGCTGCTCGGTAATCCGCGCTTTGCGCTCGTCAATCTGCGATGCCGCCGCCTTTTCCTGCGCTTCGACAATCTTCTGCGCGGCCTTGGGGCTGATGTCGCTGTCGGCGCTCGAAATCTTCTGCGCGCGGTATGCCCGCAGCGCATTTGCGATTTCCTCGTCGTTCAGATCGCCCGCAGCGCCTCTCACCCTTGCGGAAAAATCCAGATCCTTCTGGAAACCGCGCTTCTGGTTGGCCAGTGCGGACGCAATCCGTCTGCCGAATTTGTCCTTGTTGTCTTCCGGTTCTCCCTGCTGCTGATCCTTCGTTTCGGGGCCGCCGTCGCCCTCATGTTCGGCCGTTTCGTTCGTTTCCGATTCTGCCGCAGTCAGCGTTTCAACCAGTTCGTCAACCGTCACTTCCTGCGCGTCGTCCGCAGGCATATCGTTCATCATTTCGACCGCATTTTCCAATTCGTTCATGTGTTCTCCTTATCGCGCCTTTCCGCGTTGTCATTCTTCCTGAGAATCGTTGTCTTGAAGCAGCCCGCTGTAATCCGCGTTTTGCCGCTTCTGTTCAATCTCGGCGGGCGTTGCGTCCGCCTTTCGGTATTCGTTGAGCACCGCCTGCATGCCCTGATTCTGCGCCATCGCCTGTTCAAGCTGCTGCTGAAGCTGGGCAATCATGGCTTGCGTCTGGCTGTTCGCCTGTACCATTTTGAGCACGCTTGCTTTCGTGCGGTATCCTTCCATCAGGCTGATGACCGATTCCGGCGGAAGCGCCTGTCCGGCCTGCCCGCAAATCTGCGATACCTGCATCAAGAATTCGTTGTCCGCCTGAATTTGCAGTGGGTTGTTCTTCTGCACCTGGACGCGCACCGTGTACGCGGGCTTGGGCAGCTTCCCTCCGTTCCTGCTTGGGGCAATCAGCTCGACTATCCGGTCTTTCATGTTGCCGCTGCTGTCCCAGCCGCCGACAATCCTAATTTTCCTTTCCGCGTCCAGATAGTCCGAGAGCACCCAGAGAATCTGCTCGACCATCTTGCGGAAAGCGTTTTTGAATCGCTCCGTATGCAGGCGCGTCGTCTTGCCTCCCGCTTCCTGCAAAGCCTGAATCGCGCTCGCCGCCGTCACGCCCAAACCGCCTTCACCGCGCGAAAACTGGTTCTGTCCGCTGTCCTGCTTCATGGTGTTGACCAGATAATCAAGCGTCGTGAATACCTGCCCGTTAATCGGATTGGCCTGCACCGTCTGCATCGCCTCGCGCACGTCGTTTCCTTCCCACTCGATGATGGTCTTGCGCATGTCGGCCACATCGTTTGGGTTTACGCCGCTCCCTTTGCGGATAAAGTGA